GTCTTGGTTCTTCGCTCGAATCTGTTTCAAATGACCCAAAAGACTACGTGGTTCTCCCCGAGTGGTGGAAGAACGCCTTCGGTGTGCTTGGACTTAAGTTTGGTCACTTTGTTCAAATCGCTGGTGAACCCGATTCTGGTAAAACATCGTTGTCCTTGTTGTCCATCAAGTGTGCGCAAGAGCAAGGATACGCCGTAATTTACGTCGAGACAGAAGGTAAGACTTCGTCCGAAGACTTAGCTGCTGCCGGCATCGACGAGAACGGGGTTATCACGATCCGCTCCAAAGTGGTCGAGGAAGCCTTCGATGCTGCGAATCTGGCAATCGACGCAGTGTTCAACGACTTCCCAGACGCCAAACTTCTGCTGGTGTTCGACTCTTACGGCAACACCGTTTCCATGCGCGACTCAGAACTGAAGCTCACTGAGAGCTCGGCAATGGTCGGCGGGTCAGCTAAGACCAATCGCATGGGTATCTCCGCACTGGCCGCCAAGCAGATCCAGTACCCAATTGCGGTACTCATCGTTAACTATACATACGACAACATGGGTTCTCCGGGCAAGACTAACGCCGGTGGTAAAGCTCTGAACTTCCATTGCATGCTGACCATCCAGTCCTCGCGCAAAGCATGGTACGAGAAGACGGTGCAAGGTCAAAAAGTGCGTGCAGGCGCTGACGTAATGTGGAAAGTCTACAAGAACCACTACGCCAAAGCTCTGAAAGACGAGAGCGGCAAACAAATCCTATTAGCTAAGGAATTGGTTCTCCGAATCTCTGAAGAAGGCTTTAAACCTTTAACCCAGGCTCAAGACTAATGTACTTGTTGGTCGGCGACCCCCATCTGAAGAACAATAATTTAGACATCGCCGAAGAGCTTTTCGCTCTTGTCGAATCTAAGGGATTGACTACCATTTGGCTCGGCGACATGCTAGATACCAAGGAACTCATCCGCGGTAAGTGCATGAATGCCTTGATTTCTTACTTCAAGAGATCTAGACTTCAGCACTTCGTATTGGTTGGTAATCATGATTGGTTCAACCTAGATTGCCAGGCCCATAGTCTTGAGTCCCTAAAGTTGTTGCAGAACGTTGTAGTCGTCGACGCCCCGACTCGCTTGGACGAGATGACTTTGGTTCCGTACATCCACGACCAAAATAAGTTGCGGGAAATATTAGGTCGAGCCCACGCCGGTACCGTTCTCATTGGTCACTTAGATGTTGCTGGGCACGATTACGGAAACGGCCATTTGTCCAAGAATGGTCTAAAACTTGAAGAATTGAGTAAGTTCAGAGCGGTGATCTCTGGCCACTTCCACAAGTTCCAACAATCGTCCAACTTAACATACTTAGGTACCCCGTTCACTCACTCGTTCGGCGAAGCCAACCAGCACAAGTACTTAGCTACTTTCGACGCTGAGAGGTGTGCACTTGAATTTGAAGAGACACCGTTCCGCAAACACTTGTCCATCGAGATTGACTGCAACCAGTCAGACCAAAGGGACTGGGAAGCCGCGAACAACGCTACATTGTGGCGTGTCATTCTTACCGGATCTCAAGAAAACATTAACGCTTTTGACCGTTCCAGACTCGCTCATTTAGATGTAAAATGGGTCACTCGCCCGTCTGATTTTCAGACCAACGATGTACAGATCGACGAAACAGTTTCCAATGAGGTCCAATTCCAGAAATGGGCCAAAGATGTTCGCGGTCTAGACGAAGCAACCATAACCTTGGGCTCGCAGATCTTGGAGTCAGTTAAGTGATAACCAAAGTTAAAGCCCGCAACTTCTTATCCTGGGAGAAGCTCGAGTTCAATGTAACTCCTGGTGTCACTCTCATTGACGGTTGGAACGAAGACGACCAAACTTCGGAAGGTTCGGGTAAGTCAGCTATTTTGAATGCCATCTCGTGGTGTTTGTACGGCAAGCTCCCCAAGGACGTCAAGATCGACGAAGTGATCAAGCAAGGACAGTCGTCTTGCGTAGTCGCGGTCGAGCTCGGGGATGTAACTGTGGTGCGCTCTCGCAAACCCAACGAGCTGTGCATGGTTACTCCAGATGGCGAAAGTATTAAAGGCAAAGATGCCAAAGAGACTCAAGACTTAATCGAAGCCAAGATCGGTTTAACGTTTGAGACTTTCTGTCAAACGGTGTACTTCGCCCAAAACTACAGCAAAAAGTTCATTACTTCGAATCAAGAAGAGAAGGGTAAGATACTCTCTGAAGTTCAAGACTTAACTCTATTCGACCGCGCTCGAAAAGAAGTCATGGAACTCTTGAAGAAGGAAGAGGCATCCAACCAACAACTTCGACACAATTTGGACTTGAACGGTCGCGATAAACTACTGGTCGAGAGTCGTATTAAATTAGAAGAGATGGAACTGGCTAAGATCCACGAGGCGCATCTCCAACGCGTTGCACGTATCCAAGCTCAGTTTGACACGGCGGTAGCTCAGAAAACTTCCGAAGTGGCTATGTTGCAGTCACTGACCGAAGAAGTCGGAACACTCGGTGTCGACCGGGTTCAGAAAGCTATTCTAGAAACCCAAAGTCAAGAACTGTTTTCCAAACAAACTTTGTTGACTGCAGACATAAAGAACGCGGATAAGCTCGTTAAGAACCGTGAGTTCTCTGAGTCTCAGGGTAAGGGCTGGGCTAACCAATACCGCGAACTGCAGCGTCAAAAAGAGAAAAATGAAGACTTTATAAAGAACCCAAGCAAGCTGTGTCCAACGTGCAATACCACGTTGGAAAACTGCGATACGTCCCACGCCCAAGCTGAACTCAGTCGTTTAGATAAATCAATGGCCGACCTTGTGGCTAGACTAGAGGAACTCTCGGTGGAGCTGGACAAGCCGGTTCCTAGTAAGGAATCGCTGACCCAAGAGAGAGACGTAGCAGTATTCTCTAGACTGCAGATCGACGCCCAGTTGGCCGACATCCGAGCAGTCGAAGATAAGATAAAGACAACTCAAGGTAAGTGCGAAACCTTAAAGTTATCCATCGAAGCCAAGACCGAGTTGATCGCGAAATTGACCCAAGAACTTGACGCCGCTCAGAGAGCGGAAGTCTTTGTAGATTCTACGCGCTTGGACAAATTAAAAGCTGAATTGGCATCAAACGAAGAGCAGCGTGCGGACTTGATTCGTTTAGTGGAAGAGTCCAATGTGCACTCACGTCGTCTCGAAGCCCTCAAGGACGGCTTCAAGGAAGTTAAGTCGTTCGTGTTTAACTCGATGTTGAACGAGATAAACTCCAGAGTCCATCAGTATCTCAGTCACTTATTCGAAGTACCTGTGTCCGTGCGTTTTCGGAACGACGCAATGAAGATTGAGACCGACGTAGTGTTTGACGGATCAGAACGCGGGCTGGGATTGTTGTCCGGTGGTCAGTTCCGCCGCGTATCTCTAGCAGTGGATCTAGCGCTGGCCGACGTCATTACGGCTAGACGCGGTGCGACCTTGGGTGTTCTCATACTCGATGAATACTTTAAAGATTTAAGCGAGTCTAGTATGGAAAAGTGCTTGACTCTACTCGAAGGACGCGGGCAACCGGTCCTATTGATCGAGCACAACTCCATTTTCAAAAATATAGTAAATCAGTCCTTTATGGTCAAGTTGCAGGGAGGAACCAGTGTCCAAGCTGACATTAATTAAGGGTGACATGAGTCTCTCTGAAACACAGAAGGCGATTAAAGAACTACACGCGGAGGTCTACTCTTCAAAGTGGCTCACATTCAAAGAGCGCGTAGTTTTCGCGTACCACTTCTTGACTCTGGGCGATAAGAAAGAAGCCAGGAAGCTTCTCAACACGATTGACCGCGCGTATTGGACTACCGGCATCTACATGGATTTGTACCGCTCAGTTATGGCTGAGTTGATGTTCAAAGTCGAGAAGCACACTTTTGGGCGCGAATTCGAGTACTTCATAGTGGTCAAACGTATGACCGTGATGATGCGTGAGTTGGAGTTGACCCACAGCTGGGACGTCTACAAATTCACGGAAAACTTCAAGAATCTCTCGGACTTTACTTCCAACCCTAAAGAGTAGTATAATCGGTCCAATGGGACTGAAGTATTTCAAAAATCGTAAGACTGGCGAAGTTAGACGCAGTTTGAAACCACTCGATCAAGTCGAGTGGGAAGAAGTCATTTCTGCGCCCAATCAAAAGTTCATGGTCTCGGCCAATAAGGCAACGGGTAAGTCCAAGATGAAGAACGCTACAGCAATCTTGACTGAGCGCGCTCGTAATCATTCCCGCGACGTTGACGCCGACGCGACCATACAGCTCAACTTAGCCAACGGTTTAGAAGGTCAAGTAAAGCGTAATTTGTTGAACTCTAAGGGACAAAAACGCAGAAAGATCGATGACATTTGAACGACCGCAAACCTACATTCTTCACCTCAGATTGGCATTTGGGTCATTTTAATAGTATAGTCTACGACCGCCGGCCTTTCAAGGATGTCAACCACATGCATCGTGTGTTGATCAACAATTTCAACGCGTCGGTGCCAGATGATGGCATTACATATTTCTTAGGCGACATGGGCGTAACCGATCGCTTGGCCTTGGTCAAGACTCTCAACGAGTTGAATGGCACAAAGGTCCTGGTCATGGGCAACCACGACAAGGGCATGAACGCCATGTACACCGCCGGCTTCGATGTGGTGATCAACATGGCCTCGATGGTGATAGCTAACCGACTAGTCACAATGTCTCATTGTCCATTGCGGGGCTTATTCCGTGAGGACGTAACCGATACTCGAGGGGCAGAACCAGGTGACATGTGGCACGGTGAGAAGCGGCACACCCGTTTCTCCATCCCTGACTTTGGCCAACTGCATCTGCACGGACACATACATTCTGCGTCTTGGAAGACAAAATCGACCAAGACGACCTACAACCAGTATGACGTTGGTGTCCCGGCCAACGGATACAAACCCGTCAGCATAGCCGTCATCGAGGCTTGGATTGCATCATTGGAGAAACAAAGTGTCAAATAAAACGGTTTTGTCGTTGGATCTCTCGACCACGTGTACTGGATGGTCGTTGTTTTCGGTCGATTCTCAAGCCCCACTGGTCTATGGAATATTGAAGCCTAGAGTCCCTGGATTGGCCAAGATGGATAAACTCCCCGGGACTCTAGCTAAGATGCTGAATCTAGCTGAGGAAATACACAAACTCATTCTACAGTACGATCCGACACTAATCGTGATCGAAGAGATTGCGGGGTCCAAGAATCGCCTCGGTCAGAAGACCCTCGACGGGTTTCATTGGATTGTCTTGTTAACGATCCGGGAGTACTTGAAGCGAGTACATTTTTATGATGTCACTGGAGCCGAGGGATGGAGAACTAACCTCGGGCTGCGTCAATCTGAGGCCGACAAGCTTCAGAACAAAGAGGCCAAGAAACTGAATAAAAGATTGGCATCCTCCCAGCGATTACCGGAGGTGACGCCCAAGACGCTGGCTGCAAGATATGCACATGCTAAGTTTGGCATGGTTCTTGACGTGGATCAGAACGCGGGAGATGCCGACATTGCCGATTCTTTATGCATGGGCCACGCGTTCCTCCTATTTAAATTTGCAAAATTTCAGTCTTGAGGTATAGTTAAGTTATGGATTCTGAAAAGGGAAGATTTCAGTACTCAGCTCTGAAGTGGTTGTACGAGATGGAACTCGTTAGCGACCCTCAGTTGATCAACAACTTGAAACTGAACATCTTCAACGTTTCGGGATTCATAAAGGAAGTCGAGCTCTTAGCTTCGCAAGAACGTCTCCAGATGCTCATCTATGTTGAACTCAGCTGGATCGGACGCAAGTTTTTTCAAAAGCCAATCATCGCCGGCGTCACCGACATTGTAAACGCTCTTCTTCCTAGATTCAGAATCCGCGTAGTGACAGACCGCGGAATTCTTGACTTGGCGGTTGCCAAGGTCAAGCAAGCTCTAACAGGAGGTTCTCTGAGTGAAGCAACTACTAATCCTTCTTCTGGTGGTCCCAAGTCTAGCATTAGCGGCGGAGTGCGAACTGCATCCGATCTATTGCAACATCCTGAAGTTAAAGCCGGCGATGAATCAAACGGTGGCGAAGGAACTGTCTGATTACATTGCCAAGTACAGTCGTCAGTTCGGCACCGATCCCAACCACTCCATAGCTATCGCGATGCAAGAGTCGAGCTTGGTCAACCAAGACCGACAAGGCGCGATTTTGACCAAAGAAGGTACCGTAGTCCGCGGCATTACAGATGTGGGATTGTTCCAACTCCACATCCATACAATCGAGAACATGCGGAAACAAGGCTGGAACATCGACTTCCAGCGTCTTCGCACTGACATCGAGTATCAAACTTATTGGCACATCCGGTTGCTCCAGAGCAAGATTAAGACGTGCAAAGCTCACCAAGTCGAGATGAGCGTGAAACCCGGCGATGAGTGGTCGTGCTACCACTCTTACACTCCCAAACTGCGCGAGATTTACCGCAAGATGGTCGATGTGTACTTAGCTAAGTTGTCGAAATAACTAGTCGACTTGACTCTTCCGGGCCTGATATAATTGGCCCATGGAAGACGATCGTTCAAAAGACCAAGCTCATAAACTGGTTCCGGCCAAAGAAACAGGGCAGTCCCACCGCACCGTTTCAGTGGACGTGATCAAGTCGGCGTATATTGCCGAGGGTCTCAGCGTCACGGAAATCGCTGAGCGGTACTACTTTCCGGTCGCTACTATTGAGAAGTTCGTCACCGACCACCAGTTAGTCGAACTCCGCAAAGCTTACATGCTCGAGGGATTGGCTAAGATCAAAAACACCCAACTGGGTCAAGCCCAAGACCTCTTGAACATGGAGTTAGACTTCAAGAAGCTCCGCCTCATACAACTCCAGAGGAAACTGGAAGACTTCGCTGCGTATTACGCGCGCCACGGAGACTTTTGTAAACGCCACCCAGTCACTGGGGAAATCCTCAAAGACACCGACGGCATGGCCATGCAACTGAGCGTGCCCAACGTGACCCGCGAGATTCAACAACTCAAGGAAAGCTTGACATTGTCTGAGGGTCTTAAAAATTTGATTACTCACATCGACGACATCATAAACGGGAAGCCCAAGCCCCCGTCGTTGTCCGATCCAGACTCGGACGTCATAGAGATGGACGTCGAGGGTTATTTCAAGAAGAAGTAAATGGAAATAGATAAACTCAACGCGAAGCAATTCGCTGCGGTTTTCTCAAAAGTCATCGAGAGGATCAAGGAAGATCCAATCGAGAACTTCGTGAAGGCTGGCGGATTCATGGATCTAGAACCGACTCCGGTTCAAGAAGTGATTCTGAAGGTCATTTTCCAGAAGACTCTGGATCCAGATGCTAAGCGCATAGTCCAAATCGAAGCCCAAGACTTAGACGGTAGATTCGCGCTGATTACAGCGTCCATGACCGAAGTAGAGATCTACGAGTTCTTGACCGACAAACCGTACGATCCAAAAGCAATCGAAGAAGTCAAAGTCAACAAAATCGACTTGATTTGTGGTCGCCGCTCTGGTAAGACCCTCATCTCGGCGATTGTAGCTATTTATTGCGCCATCTCAAACAACTGGAAACCGTTCTTGAAGAAGACCCCGTTTGCGACGGTTCTCATCATGTCTCACTCCAGAGAATTTTCTGACGAAGTTCTCGAGGTAATAAAGAGTCTCATAGAGGCTTCCCCCATTTTATCCAAGCTCATCAACAACCAAGCGAAACAAACTACGTCGGCGATGAACCTAAAAGTACCGTGGGTCATCGAGGGCGGCGTGATCGAGTACTCCAAAGTTCAGATTAAAGTGGGCGCTGCCTCCAGCAAGACTACTCGTGGCATGGCCGCGTGCGCAGTACTTTGCGATGAGATCGCGTACTGGAACTTGGATGAAACTATGAAGGAGACGGACGTCAAGATCATGAAAGCCGTCCGTCCGGCCACCAAACAGTTCGGCGACTTGGCGATGCTAATCAAGCTCTCGTCGCCTGGAATCAAGCAAGGCGTACTATACAACGAGTACAAAGCCGATCGCGACGGTAAGTTGCCGAAGTCTTACGCCGTGTTCAAGGCGCCGACTTGGATGATGAATTCGCTGATTCCGAACAAAGAAATCATAGAAGAGTGGGAGCTCGACCAAGACGGTTTCGACACTGAGTACCGTTCCAACTTCGCAGATTCCTTGAGCAACTTCATGTCTCCCGAGATGGTCGAAATCGCTCGGATGAGGACAGTTAAGTTTTTAGCTCCGTTGGATACCAAAGAAGCTAAGTACTTCGCTGCCATAGACGCCGCTTTCAAAGCTGACAGATTCACGTTCACGATCGTCTCGGTCCGCGAGAACCGGGTGACTCAGCACGTAACCATGGGCTGGGAGGGTTCCAGAAAAGAACCCGTCAAAGCGCACACGGTCGCCCAGTACATCAAGAATATCACCAAGAGTTTTCCGGTTGATTTCGTGGCCGCCGATCAGTTTGCGTTTCAGCCCTTGAAAGAGATTTTTGACCAATACAACGTGGAGCTCCGCGAGTACACGTTCGCACCGATGTTCAAGAAGAAGATTTACTTCAACTTGAAGAAGCTCATCAACTCTCAGCAAATGGACTTGTTGGACCACGAACAACAAGCGAAGGAACTCAAAGAGCTGGTCGTAGAACAGTCCGCTACTGGAACCATCAAAATTGGTCATCCTGCAGGCGGTAAGGACGACTTCGCGGACTCTCTAGCCGTAGCCTCTTTCTTGGCGACGGAAGGTCAGACCACCGGTAAGTTTGAGTTTGAATCGGCTTTGCCGGTCAAGTCATATGGGGTCAAGACCGATGTGGACGGCAAAGCTTTCACAGCGCCCAGTCCAGAAATGTTAGTCGCTTCAGGCCACTTGGCTGAGAACGTAATGGACAACTCTGAGCTGTACGGCATCGACCCTATGGACGGAAGACTCAAGAGAAAGGACCAGTTCGAGGACGCCGAGGAAGAGGAAGACGACGGCCCGAATTTCGATTTCGGCTAAGTGAATTCTTGGTATAATGTGAGAATGGTGTAAAGTCAACAGCTTGCACCACCAAGGCTGCCTAAGGCATAGAAAAGACAGAGATTTAGAGGATCCATGGCCGATCAGGACAACAAACCTTCGATTTTCTCCAAGATGCTCGAGGCCGGTCACGCAATGGTGGACGCTCAGCTTCATAAAGCGAAGACGTCCATCGTGATGAACCAGGACAACCTGGAAGACGAGTTTTACTTCGGTAAGACCATCACCGAAGACCCCTCGTACGCTATCAACGCCTCCGGATGGAAAGACAAGCCTTATCGCCTAATGGACGGCCACCTCAAGCAAATGAGCTTGAAGAACTCCGTCATCTCGGCAATCATTCAGACCCGTCAAAATCAAGTTGCCAACCATTCCAAATTAGTTAAGTCAGAGAAAGAACGCGGTTGGATGCTTTGTTTGCGCGACGAAGATGCGCTCCTCCAAAAGATTAAAGCTGAACTCGAAGCGCAAGGCGCGGCCGACGAGCTGGGCGGAAAAGAAATGCCGGAAGACGGCGAAGAGCCGGGCGCAGACCAAGTTGAGCTCGATCCGGAAGAATCCGTGGCGAAAGCTCAAGGCGATTCGATGGCGAGCCAAGACGGTTCGCAAGATTCCGAAGAAGCTGGCGACGATTTATCTGGGTCAGACTCCACAGACGGAATGGACAACACTTCTGGCGCTTCTCAGAGCGACGACGAAGTCGAAGCTTACAACTGGGAACTCGAGCGCAAAGCCCGTGAAAAACTAGAGTCTCAGTTCAAGAAAGCCAAGAAGCGCGTTCAAGACTTCGTCATAAATTGCGGCATCACGGACAACCGTCCGTTCGATACTCTGCGCTGGGACTTCGATTTGGCTCTCCGAGCTTGGGTCCGCGACTCCTTGACGTACGATCGGTACACCACTGAAATCGTGCCAGACAACGCCGGTCGTGTCCACCACTGGTTCCCTATAGATGCCGGAACCATTAAGTTTGCCACTCTAGAGCTCAGCCGATACAAAGAAGTCGCTGAGAACTTTTTGAACTTGGACTTGTTGTTCCCAGAGAAACAAGCTCAGCAAATCGAGAAGCAAAAGATTCTTGAGTTGAAACCGGAACTACTCGCGAAGAACGAGTACAAATACGTTCAAGTCATCCGGGGCAAGATCGAACGCGCTTACACGGCTGACGAGCTGAAACTCGGCGTGCGCAACATGACGACCGACATCTACAACAACGGATACGGCGTTTCTGAGCTCGAACTCGTGGTTGGTCTCGTGACTGGTCACTTGAACGCTGAGTTCTACAACCAAGCTTATTTCACTCAAGGCTTCTCCGCCAAGGGCATTCTCCACATCAAAGCGGCCCTAAATCGCCGCAAGATCGAGACCATTCGCCAACAGTGGCAACACATGTTGAAGGGTTCCCGCAACTCTTTCCAGACTCCAATCTTCGCCGGCATGGACGACGTCGAGTGGATACCGTTGACCCAGAATCACAACGACATCGGGTTCGAAGGATGGATGCGTTATCTCATCAAGATGATTTGCGCTATTTATCAAATCGATCCAGCCGAAATTGGGATCGCCTTCAAGGATGAAGGTACCGGCGGTCAAGGGATGTCCGGGGACAACACGAAGCACAAGATGGAAGCTTCGAAGGACAAAGGTCTCTATCCCCTCCTCCGCCACATCGAGAACTACGTCAACGAGCAAATTATTAAGCCGTTCGACTCTCGGTTCATCCTGAGATTCACGGGCATTACCAACGAGACTCGGATGGAGTCGTTGGAGCGTCAAGAGAAAGAAGTTAAGTTCAAGAAGACGGTCAATGAGATTCGTGCCGAGGACGGACTTCCGCCTCTTCCGGGCATGGATGACGTAATCTTAGAAACGAACTACATGTCGTGGTATTCTCAGTTTTCTGACAAAGGTCAAGAACTTCAGAAGAAGAACGCCGAAGCTGCAGCTGCAAATCCTCCAGGCGGAGCTCCTCCTGGTGGCGACGAGAACGGTAAGGACGAGAACCAAGACCCAGACGGTTTTGAATTCGGCGACGATTCAGTAATGCATCCCGACAACCTCGAGAACAACGTAGTCGCTCCCGAAGAAGACGAGCCAGTCGTCAAGTCCAAAAAGCCCCGCAAAGTCAAGGTCGAGTACTACACTCTGAAGGATTAATCTCATGAAGATTTGTCCTAAGTGTAAGTTAGAAAAACCACGGAGCGACTACTTTAAAAGTAAGTCTCACGCTAATGGTTTGGTCTCCAGATGCAAGAAATGCACGATGGAAGATAAGTTGATCTATACGCGCGCCAACAAATATAAAGTCCGTAAGTGGACTATCGACGTTTGGCACCTTGACCACATAGTTCCCGTCAGCGCTTTTGATTTTTCGAAAGAGAGCTCGATTTATGCGGCGTATCACTATTCCAATTTACAGCCATTGTGGGCCGTAGACAATCTTAAGAAAGGATCGCGACGTGTCTAAAGTCAAAGTCTTTCTGAATAAAGGTGAGACTCCGCTCGACGCGGACTTGTCTCTTCTCAAGGCCATCGAACTCCACTCCTCGGGCGACATCCATGTAACTGAGTCTTTTGACGACCCAGCTATGATTGAAATCGCCAAGAAACTCGAAACCATCAATAAAATCGTCTACGCTAATATGATCAAAGAGATCATCGCTGCCTTGGAAGACGAATACCGTGGAGATACGCCGTAATGGTGACTTCACGCGAGACTCTAGAGAAGATCCGTCGAATCATCGAGAAGCACTACTCTATGATGACCGTTTCAGTTTTGGGTTCACAAGTATTCACCAAAGACGAACTCAAGCGCATGCAAGATGTCGGTATCGATACCTCGAACCGCGAGTCTTTGCTGTCTGCGATTTATTACCATAATTACATCAACAACCCGATTTCTAAGCACTCTCCCAAGAACTTGAAGGAGATGCGAGCCCAACAATCGACCGAGAAGCCCAATACGGCTGAGACTAGATACTCAGTTCAAAGCGTGAACGACCGGACGAAGCAATTCATAGACAAGCTCGCGGTAGACACGACCACTCGAATCGAGAACATCGTACGGGCGAACAATGATGCCTATAAGTTTGACACCATAAACAACCCGGGTCGAACTTCAATCGCAGAAGAACTCATCAAAGAATCTAGCTTGGGCAAGGTAAAGCAACTGTTGCGCGACACTTCCAAGGACGGGAACCGGGACTGGCAACGCGTAGCTTTGACCGAGATGTCCAACGCAATTGGTATCGGTTCTGTGGACCGAATCGCGTCGGACAACAAAGGTATGGCCCTAGAAGAAGTCTTTGTCTACCGCGTAATTGTGGGAGACGCCATAACTTGCAAATTTTGCAGGAAGTTCTATGGCGACGTCGGGGATGCACCAAAAGTATACAGACTGTCAACTCTTTTGGCAAACGGTTCGAACTATAGTTTGCCACAAGCGGCTTGGAAGCCGGTCGCCGGAGCTACACACCCAAACACGCGAACCTCGCAAGTCATCGAACTAAAGCCAGGTTTTCAAGTCTTGCCCGGCGGTTCGGTCACTTACATCGGCTTAGCCAAGTGGATTCCTTACGTTAAAGACGTAGTCGTCGATTAACCGTTTACTTACCCCCTTCCTTACCTTATAATGACTCCATGATCACGGAGTTTCTCGAAGGCGAGACATACACTAATCCTTCACTCGAACAAGACATCATGGTCTTGGGTCGAGCCGAGAAGACTCAAGACACTGTGTTGTTGAGCGTCTTGTACATCGATCGAGACACCACTGAGACTATCGACTTCGGTGAACTCGAAGTTCATTTAGGTGACTACCAAAACTGGAAGGTCGCGGACTATGATTGAATTTCAGTGCGCATTGTGCGGCGAGCAAGTGGTAGACGAGCCCAAGACGTGCGCGTCTTGCGAACAACAAGACATTTGCCCCAAGTGCATCGACCGGTATAACGACGACGAACTGATTTGTGTTGACTGCGAACTCGGACTTACCGAATTCGACGAGGAAGATTCTGATGTCGAAAATTGATGCTCAAATTCTGAAACTGCGCGAGCGCGAGAAACAGCTCGAACAAGAAAAGCTCAAGATTGAGTTCTTGAACCACATCTTGAAGTCGGCCGAGTCTTACGACCACAAGTCTTTCAAGGACATCAAGATTGAAGTCGTCGGTATGCTCCGTAAGTTCGTGACCAAAGCAGTCGAATCGATCGAGAACGGCGTCCCGTTGTCGTTCAGCGAGCCCCCAAAAGAAGCTCAGTCCAATACCGTGTTCGCCCAAGAAAATCCGAACACTCCGCCCCGACCCGCTCCTCCGAAGAGAGAAGTTGCTCCGGGAGAACTCTCGCCCAGTGAGAAGATGGCCTTCGCTATGGCTAACCGCCACTTGGCCGGTCGAGACGTTACGGTAGCCAACGACAAGAACTTGACTATCACCGGCAAGGTCGTAGGCCTCGACGCCCCATTCGTTGTGGTAAAGACTGAGACGGGTCCCACCATCAAAGTTCCACTCGACCAAGTGAGCATTGCATGAGCGACTTCGTAAAACTCACACCCAAGACGATCCGTGAGAACAACTCACGGATTAGAGCCACGGCCAACGAAGCTCAGCTCAAGATCATCGCTGAGGTGGATTCAGCTTTCGAAGTCGAACAACGGAACTTGAACGAGCAGTTCGACGGTGAACTTAGGCTCAGAGCTAACGCTTCCGCTTTGTTAGGTGTTCCCGTCGACATCAGCGAAGTAGAGCTCTTGAACGAAGCCATCCAAGAAACGAAGCCGGGTAATCCATTTTGGTTTCGTCCCCGACGCGGCGGATCGATTCAGCTCTACAAGACTTACTCTGGCACTGTAGATCGTTTGGACAGGTACGTGTACACGCTAGAAAAAGCGTTGATCGACCTCGCGCTCAAACAAGACTGCGTTATGGTCCCGGTATCTCGACCTCACGAAGACTGGTTTACGTCAGTATCCGTATTTGGTTTAATCAAACTAGCATTCAAAAAGCTATTCAATCGGAGCTCCACAAATGGGTAAGAAGAAGTCGAACGGCGGCGGAAACAACAAACCGCACGCGAACAAGAGTTTTGAGCAGTACGTCGCTGACGCCACCTTGGCTAAGTTCGGTGAGTACATCGACGCTCAGGTTCAGCAAGTCGGACAAGCGATGGCCCGTCACCAAGTATCCCAACTCGCTGGAATCTTGATGCAAATCAAAGCTATCGAGACAGTTCTAGAAGAGAAGCTGGGTGTGACCCGCGCTGAAATCGCTACCAAAGTTGCGATCCACGAAGATGCAGCTGAAGGTTTCGTGGAAGTAACTGAAGGCGGAGTGGCCTTGGGCGACCGTCTCCGTTTGGCCATCTCGCACAAAAAGTCTGAAGATGCTGAGTTCTCGCCGGTTACGCGCTTGATGGTGAACGCCATCGGAGCCGGTCAAAGCTTAGGTGACGAACTTGAAAACGCGGTTCTTGGTCTCGAAAAGAACGAGACCCGCGAAGTTGTCTTCGGACCCGAAGGTTCTATGACTGCTAAAATTACGATTGATCGAATTTCTCGGAGACCCAAGCCTCCGGTTACAACCCCTGCGCCTGAACCCGTCGCGCCCACCGGCGACCAAGCCCAGACCGCTTAAGAGGTACTCATGGTTAAGATGCGAGGAAATAGAGTCGGAGTCGAAGCTTTGAAGACTAGCGCTAAGTCTCAAAGTGTATTCTCCATGCCAGATGATTCGAACTCGGTCGGTGTAATCAAGTACGTAGGCGATGCCCTAGCTGATTCCGATCTCAAGGTCGGAACCAAAGTGTACTACGGCAACCAGCGACAAACCATCACGATCGACGGAGTCACCATCCTAGTAATGGAAGAGACCAATATTGTCGCTCGGGTGGAGGATGTCGCCAGTGAACAAAAAGCGAGCGCATAAACTCAAGCCCAAAGCTACCAACGGCATCTCCAGAATCAGCCCGAGTGCCAGCATCGACGACCGTTTAACGCACGCGTCTTTGTTGTTGGAGTACGTATTCAAACACGGAGCTGACTTCCAGCGTCGAGTTCTAAACTTGACTGGCGAGATAAACGAGGACATGTTCAACCTCGTGGATCGTACTTTGACTGAGATGGAAGCTGATTCCAGAGCCGCGATTACCATCAAGATCAACTCTCCCGGCGGGTTTTGTTATCAAGCTATGGCCATAGTCGGCCGCATCCGAGAGAGCAAGTGCCAGATCATCACCAAGGGTTACGGTGAGATTATGTCTGCAGCCACATTGATTCTGGCTGCCGGCAGACGCCGTAAGATCTCCAAGTTCTCGTCCTTCATGTGGCACGAGATGAGTTACGGAGTCGACTTCGACCGCCACTCCAACCACAAAGACATGGTCTTGCAAGCGGAGAAGGAAGTCAAACTCTGGGCTCAGTGGATGGAAGAGTTCACTGGGAAGCCAGCCAAGTTTTGGCTCGAGGCTGGAACGAAAAAAGACTCTTACTTCACCGCCGAGCAACTCTTGAAGCTTGGAGTTGTCGATGAGCTCTTTTAATCGCAAGGACTTGAAGTCTTTGTACGACTCTGTAGTCAAGCGTGAACCCCGAGTCCACAAGCCGGGTAAAGACCGCTCGATCAAGCCGTATCTATTGGGCTCTCCGTGCATCCGTAAAATTTATTACAACTACACCAACACCCCCGAAGAGAAGAACTCGTTCCCCAACTCCAGTGCCCGCATAGGTGAACTGGGCCTAGCTATAGGTCAAATGTTGGCCGACGCGTTCTATAAGACCGGAGCTGGTATCAAATTTCGCAAGGAAGACGGATCGTTCCACACCAACAAAGACGGTACGCCAGACTACGAGTTCAGAGTATCTTCAGACGAGCTCCAGATCAAACTCGCCAAGATTGACATGGTCGTGATTCTCGACGACGGGTTGTGGTTGGGCGAGTTCAAGTCTATGAGCGGATTCAACTACGCCGAAGCTCGTACTCCGAAGCCAGACCACCTCGTCCAAGGTGTAACTTACTTGTACTTGTTCAACAAAGCTTTGAAAGAGGGCAAGTTCGCCCACATCCCAGAACTCTCGGGATACACCGCCGCCAAGGGCATAAAGTTTCTCTACTACAACAAAGACAAGTCCGACATGCGCGAGTTTGCTGTCACGACCACAGAGCGTACCTTCATGGAGATCGTGACAAAAATCCAAGAAGTTATCTGGTACGCTGACCACGACCAACTCCCAGCTGCCACTCCAGACTACTGCAAGAGCTGTCCATATCAAAAACGATGCGAGGCCAATAAAAAGGCCTCAGACGAAGTGCCAACTATTTAATTGCACCCAAGCTGTAAATCCTGGGTACAATTATAGTTAATGGACCCTTTAGAACACAGGATAGTCACCAAACGAGAAGAGCTTCAGGCTTTGTTGAGTTACTCACTCCAGCAATCGCCCGTCTATCTACCCGTCATTCGCGAGATCAAAAGCGAGATCCTGCTTTGTAATTGTGCCCTCGAACAACTGTACTTTAAGCGCTCGGCCCAACGCCAAGCGTAAACCGTAACCAGGCATGGAGGCCTGACTATGAAAGCTCTCGGTGTATTCGGTCTTCTAATGACCTTGTTGTTGATCCCGCCTCTAGTGAGCTCATTCCGCTCAAATTCTGCACTCACGCGCCAAATCGTGAACGGCACGAATAAAACAGAGACCGTGCCGAAGCTCGCAGAAGACGCGCTCGACAACGAGACCGAGCTCAAAGTAGTTGGAGTCGAAAAGACGTTGCTCCTCGAAGCTCGCAATACTGTGGTTCTCCGCGGTCCTGTGACTATCGACTCAGTTTCCCGCACGATGCTGCAACTGAAGAAGATTTCCAAGAAGCTACCTAAGACCACTCCGATTTACTTGGTGCTTGACACTCCGGGCGGTTCTATTATGGACGGTCTAGACTTGATTGACTTCGCCAATGCACTACCGCAGAAAGTCCACACTGTGACGTTGTTTGCGGCTTCGATGGGCTTTCAAATCGCTCAAAACTTAGACCGTCGATACATCATCCGAAACGGTATTCTGATGAGCCACCGCGCGTCTGTGAGTGGGTTATCTGGTCAAGTCAAGGGTGAGCTCGAGAGTCGGTATAAGATGGTGCGCCGCGCCGTAGACTACCTCGACTTCCAAGCCGCTAAGCGCATGGGAATGGACTTGAATAAGTACGAAGCGATGGTGGTCAACGAGTACTGGATCTATGGATACGACGCGGTTGCTGACAAAGCTGCTGACGAAGAAGTCTTGGTTCAGTGTGGTGAGTCTCTCACCGGTACTGAAGACTTGTCCTTCCAAACGATGTTCGGAGAGATGACTGCCACGGTCTCAAAGTGTCCTTTGATTAAGGGCGCCGTGAGCATCGACGCTTCGCAACTCTACGACAAAGCCGACGTCCAAGAAGCTACCGAGATTCTCTTGATGTCACTCGAAAACAAGCGTGTCTTCATCAAAGAATACATCGTGACGGGTAAGTTCGTGGAAATCTTCCGCTAAGAAGCAACATGGGCAAAAAGCCAAAATTCAAGGTCATCCGTTCCCCGGACATGAAGTGTTGCACTCGCACCCAAGCGTGCACGTGCGCTCATGATAAAACCGGGGGACGGGACGACACCAAGTGTCCTTGGTGGTTGAATTCTAAGGACCACGGTTATTGCTTCTGGAAGTATTTGGCTGAAAAGTCAAGTCCAGACGGAGTTATGAAAGAGTTGGTCCAATCCGAATTGGCTGAGCTCTTTGGATACTCCAACACCAAAACCCACTTCGTCTTGAAGCAAGCCGTAGACGAGCTCAAGGTTGCTCTTTTAGCCAACGGAGCCAACGAGTTGCTCGACGGTTCACCCGAGGACGAAGAAGCTAGTTACCCAGTCGATTTGGACCAAGAATTCTCCGCCGAAGACCCCGAATGAGACTTGGCCAGATTCGGTATAATTTACCAGTAAAGTCAAGTTTTAACGGAGACCACACGTGTCCGATTCCTTCAAGTTTATTCTTCCTGCGACCCTAGAGAAAGCCAAAGACGGCGAATGGAAAGTTCGTGGTCTAGCTTCTACTGGCCGAGTCGACCAACAAGGCGAGATGATCATCCAGAAGGGTGTAGACTTGTCGCCTATCGACAAGAAGCGCGGCATCTTGAACTGGGACCATCAACACGGTCCCGAGAACACCATCGGTGTCCTAGACGGTTATAATCGCACCGAAAAAGGTTTGTACATCGAAGGCCGTCTCTTCAAGAACCACTCCAAAGCTAAGGCTGTCCGCGAGATCATGGAGTCTCTGGGTGAAGGCGACCGCGGTCGCATGGGGCTCTCAGTCGAGGGCAAGATTCTAGAGCGCGACCCACTCAATCCTTCCATCATCCGTAAGTGCCGCATCAGTGCGGTAGCTCTCACAATGAACCCTGTAAATACAGACACTTTCGCCGACGTCGTTAAGTCCATGAACGCTTCTCAAGAAGTAGAGTTCGACGTACAAGAGACTTCGACCATCGACTCTAATGTGGATGCCCCGACGTTTACTTCGTCGCAAGTACTGGCTATCGTTCAAAAAGCTCTCAGTGTCGGACCCGCTTCGGCTGGTGCCCCGAACCTCAAAACCGGCGGAGACGCGCTGGGCCAAGAGGATATGGACAAAAAGAAAGTTAAGTCCAAACTGAAGAAGATGAACAAATCCTTGTACAAAGCCAACATGATCTTGATCTTGGACCGTCTACAAACTTTGTATCCAAACTTCTCCCGGACTGAAATCTGGGAAGCGGTGAAAGACCGTTTGAATACTAAGTTCTAGTTGAATCGAAAGATAGGTTTTCGGTATAATTAGGACTGTAAATAGCTTCCTTTAGGAGAATTTTAAATGGCTCTCACACCTGGACAAAAGAGACGAATTGACGTTGGCGTAGCTGAGCGTAACACGGTTCCGACTGGCGGAAAGAAAGTTTCTGACGCTATCGCTGGTCTCGTTACTGCCGGCGCGCTTGCCCCGATTGCAACTGCTGACGCGACTGACCTCGCGACCGCCGAAGCGTTGGCTAACGCTTGCAAAGCTAAAATCAACGCGATTTTGGCTGCGCTCGCTGCTGGCGTATAAGCTTTAAAGACTTAGGAGATTCACGATGAGCGACACAAAAGACCTTCTCACGAAATCCATCGATTCGATGATTGATGATCTGTTCGAAGATAAAGTTGAGAAAGGTTTGGGAATCGACCTCGCAGCTGATTCTAAAACCACTGCGGACGCGGCTATTGCCTCGGCTCCGTCGATGGAAAAAGACGAATCGCGCGGCGCAGGTCGTCCGAAGCAAATTTCCGAAGTTCCTCAAAAGGACGAAGACGGAAAGCGCGACGGCGAGTACGACGCTAGCATCTCTGAAGACGAGAGCGATAAGGGCGACGAGAACGAAGAAGCTAAGAAACAAGCTCCTTCTATCGACCAGACCTCGGAAAAAGGTCGGTTGGGTGGCGAGAAATCGAAAGCTCCTGAGAGCGCTCCTTTCCGCAAGTCTCTGAGCGAAGAAGAGTACGCCGAGTTTGTGGCTTTCAAGAAGTCTCAGACCGAAGCCGAAGAACTCCGCAAAGCTGAAACGGCTAAGAAAGAACAAGAAACTCTTGTGAAATCGGCTGTTGCTGCTGCGACCGAGTCCATCCGCAAAGAGAACGAAATCCTCAAGAAATCTATCACTGAAACCCAAGAGCTTGTAAAGGCGATGGCTTCTCAGCCTCGTCAGTCCAAGTCCATCACGGGTATTCAGTCCCTCGAGAAATCGATGGCTGCTGAAGAAAAAGGCGAAGAATCGTTCTCCAAGAGCGAAGTTCTCGACGCCGCGTTCGAACTCGCCAAAGCTGGTAAGATTCGTGACGAAGTAGTCTCCGAAATTGAGATGACTGGTCGCTGTGCCGATCCTAGCGCTCGCGCTGCGATTGAACGCAAGCTCTCCGGCAAATAAGTTATCGAGGCCGTAAAAAGCCCCGAGAATCCGCTCTAATCGAAAGGTTAGAGCGAGTCAGTACTGAATGGAAATCCGATACGTTCGAAAGGATGTATCGGATTTTTCTTTTGTATCAGTGACTTATCTCAGTGTAAAAGTTTTTGCCTTAAAACCAGAATAATCCACTAAAGTCTGGTTATAATTTTTCTAGTCGGCGAACAGTCGACTTTAACAGTTACCCCTACAATCCAACCAATAACAAATCTCCAAACTATCACTTAGGAGACATAAATAATGTCTAACGTGATTGATCAAGTGGCAAATGACCCGTCCATGACTGGATTTGGTTCTCATTCTGCTGCACAAATCGAACAGCTCCAAAAAGCGCTCGCGATCAGCCAGAACTACGGAACCGTTGCTCCGAATACTCTGTCTGGTGGTTCTGCGCTCGCAGTCGAAGATCTCGACCGCACTCTGAAGCTCGTGACCCACGGACTTGAGCATCTCAAGTTGTGGAAAGACATTCTGAAGGAAAAGGTTCCTCAGACTGTTCATGAGTATAACGTTCAAAACTCGTACGGTCAAGAAGTATCGCCGTTCTTCTCGATGGGCGGAACTCCGACCCAGACAGATGCGAACTATGCCCGTGAAGTAATCCAGGTTAAGTACCTCGGAACCCAAGGTCAAGTCCAACATAACTTGACTCTGATCCAAGCTGCTCACGGACCGGTGATTGCACGCGAAGTCAAGAACAAAACTATCGAACTCCTTGCTCGTAACGAGCGCGCGATGTTCGAAGCCGATTCGAGCATTAATCCGCTCGAATACGATGGTCTGTATGCTCAGATCAGCGTTAAGCAAAACCAAGCTGCGTTCCAGTCGACTGCCTTCGCGGGTTACGACTCGGCCGGTGCAAACAACAGCGTCATCATTGATGTTCGCGGTACGTTTGACGACACGCAAGCTGAATTGATGGCGTTGAAGAACGTCAACAACTTCGGTATGGCAATGGATTGCTACCTCGGAACTGACATCCACTCGCGTTTCAGCCGCGACTTCTACAACAAGCAGCGCACGCTGCCTGGTGAGACGTTGACGTCTGGTAATCGCGTGAAAGAGCACACTGGTACATTGGACTTCCGGTTTAAACCGAGTTTGTTCAACCGTCCCCGTATCGCTCCATTGTCGAGCTCTGTGTCTGGCTCTAGCGCTCCCACTCTCTCGAGTGCGGGCCAAGCGTCTGACGCTGCCTCGATGTTCGCCACTGCCGATGCTGGTACGTACAGCTACGTCATCTCCGCCGTTTACGCGGATGGTGAGACGTTGCCTTCGTCCAACATTCAGCAAGCGGTGTCCGCTGGTAATCACGTTTCTGTGCAGATCGCGTACTCCGGTTCGCCTCTGTATTTCAACGTGTTCCGCGCTCCTGTCGGAACGACTGCCGGTTGGCAGTTCATCGGTCGGTTAGCTCCGGCTGGTTCCGGCTCCTCGTACGTCATCGATAACAATCTCCAGCTTCCGGGCTCGGCGAAAGCTTATCTGTTGATGCACGACAGCGACGCTCTGTGCTGGAAACAGCTCGGTAGCATGATCAAGTACGATCTCGCTGTTACTGATACCTCGTACAAATGGCTCCAGCTGTTGTACGGCACGGTCTTGGTAAGCGCTGCCCGCAAACAAGTAATCGCTCAGAACTTGCTCTTGAGCTAAGACTGAGTCAGATCGCAATGATCTGAAGGAAAGCCTGGTCCCGAAAGGGGTCAGGCTTTTTCTTTTCTCTTTCGTTTCTTTTGACCTGGTTCGGTCTTGAATGAGTACTTGTGGTCGTGACCACGTTTCTTGGCCATCTCTTTGTCCGAGATGGTCATCATCCGATTCTCAGTCGTACCCAAGACTCCTGAGATGAAGCTGTAGATCTCTTGGAAAGCCGAGTAAGGGTCTTTAACGGACTGGAACCGAAGTAACCCGAGATTCGGGTTCACCACGAATTGCCACACTCTCTTGTGGTCCTCACTAGTCTCGTGGATGAGAAATGCCGGAGCTCGGTGCGCGTGAAAGGCCGGCAACCACTTGGAGTAGTCCGCCTCGAAGAACTTTGATTGATCCGCGTGCCTAGACCAACGATGAATCGACTCAAATAAAATTTCATGATTGAGCAGATCACATAGTTGAGTTAAGTCCTCGAAGGAATAGCAAAAATGAGTTTCCAGTAGAACAGATGGTTCTTCGCGTCTCTTAATTTCTACCTTGGCGCACGGGTAAACCTTGCCACAGAAACCGACTAACGTAAAGATAACCTTCGTACGTAGATTCAAAGTTACTCTAAGTCTCTTAACCCTAGACTCGAACTCGTAGTCGTACGGTAATTCTTCTACCCGAGGGATTCTGACTATCGAAGTGGTTCGGATGTACAAGGTCTCGTGGTCCACCCCAGACGAGGCGACGGTATCGTAGTAGTCGTGGAATTTAGACCGGATGAGCATCAGTCTCCCGTGATCAACTTTTCCAACCTAGCGTACTGCTTGGCCTCGTCCTCGGTCACTCCCGAAGACTCGATTAGTTTCAATAAGGTCTCGTCGCTCATCGTTTCGATGGCCTTGGTCATGACCTTGAGCGCATCGATCACGGTAGCTCGGTCGCGGCAATCCTTGCACCGTTGGTCTAAATGATTGCCCGAGAACCACAAGAAGGGCTTCTTGCAAGAAGAACAGTCGATAGCGTACAAACCCATGTTAGCGCCGACCCTTGCGCTTATCGAAGTCTGCTAAGCTCTCGGCAGGTTCGCCGAAAGAGAAGGCTTGACAAGTTCCAACCGATAAGGCAGCACCGAGCATATTCATACCGATCGTGCGGCCTAGAGTCGTGTCGTTGTTGTTCAACGCGTAGAGCGTAGTCAGCCTGAACGTAGTAGTCATGCTG